GTCTGAAGACGACGAAGACACCGAATCCGATGACGCCGGCAAATTCGCGTCCGTCACGCTTGCCAAATTTGCGGCCGAAAATGCCGCGTTGCGCAAGACACTGAGCGACATGGCGCCGAAGATCGACTCCATGCTCGCGCGCATCGCCGAACAGAATGCGCGCATCGCGGCGCTCGAAGCGCAACCCGCGAGCGGCGGTCCGGTTGTCAACGGCACGCGATTGGTGTCGAAAGGCCGGGAAATGATCGACGATCCCGCACGCGCCTTCGAAGACCACCTCGCGAAACTGTCGCCGGACGAGCGTTCGCTCGTGCTGATGAAAATGTCTCTGGCGCAACCGCTTGCGGCCGCACCTGCGCCGCTCGGAAAGCGGACGTAGCGTCCCCCGTCGACCCGCTTCGCGGGCCACTTCCCCCGTCAACGGGGGAAGAAAAGCAAGAAATCGCAACCGATCGACCGGGCACTAGCCGGGAGATTGCGCGCACGCGTCCGGGACGCTGTACCGGGCGCGCGGAAACTCGGCCGCTTCAGCAACGGCGTTCCCACTCGAAAGGGTACTCAACATGAACGTCACAAAAGAAACGATGGACCTGATGCGGGCCGCGCTCAAATCGGGTTCGGCAGATCTGGCCAAAGCCATCACTGTCGGCTCGGGCCTGACATATTACGATCTCCAGGCGCCGGCGAAGAACCTCTACCCCACCATCACCAAGCTCCGGAACATGACGCCGCGCGTCGGCCGGCCCGCGGGCTACGGCACCGCCTGCAACTGGAAAGTCGTGCAGGCGATCACCGGCTCGGGCTTCGATGCGATGGGCTGGATCCCGGAAGGCCAGCGCTCGGGCTCCATGAGCTACACCACCGCGAATGTGAGCGCGCCCTATGTGACGCTCGGCGAAGAAGATTATCTGACCTTCGAAGCGGAGGCCGCGGGTGAAGGCTTCGAAGATCTGAACGCCACCGTCTCCATGCGCCTGTTGCAGAAGACGATGCGCAAGGAAGAGAACGGCCTGCTCGCAGGCAACGGCACCAGCTCCGGCGGCATCGCGCTCGGCACACCTTCGACGCCGACATTGTCTGCAATTGCCGACACGTCGTCCACGCTGCCATCCGCGACCTATTCGGTGATTGTCGTCGCACTCAACTGCGAAGGCTATCTCAACTGCAAGGGCAATGCGGCCGTCGGCTTCACGCCCTCCAAGACCATCACCGGCATGGATGGCCAGACCTATACCTTGAACGGCGGCAACTCGAACAAATCGAGCAATGCCACCCAGGCGACAGTGTCCGGCACATCCGGACTCGGTTGCTCGGTCGCACTGGTCAATGGCGCCGTCGGCTATGCCTGGTTCGTGGGCACGTCCGGCAGCGAAACCCTGCAGGCGATCACGACCGTCAACACCGCCTATTTCAATGCGGCGTTGGCAAGCAGCCGTCAGGCGGCAACGACCGTCTCGTCCGACAATTCGCAGAACGCGACCGCCTTCAGCGGCTATCTGTCGAATGCATTTTCGGGCGGCACGGTGACATCGCAGGCGACGCAGACGATTACCGCATCAAATGCGGGCATCGGCACGCCGCTCACATCCTCGGGTCACGGCTCCGTCGTCGAGATCGACAACATGCTCGAGACGATGTGGGCCAATTATCGCCTGGGGCCGACGGTCATCTGGGTTTCGTCGCAGGAGCAGAAGAACATCACGGCCAAGGTGCTGAACGGCGCATCCAGTCCGCTTCTGCGCTACGACGTGGATGCTTCCGGCGATGCAGGCTTCAGCCTCACCGCGAACGGACAGATCCGCTACTACTACAATCCGTTCACGGGTGGCGGCACGGATATCGAAGGCGGCGGGGGCGACAAGATCCCCGTCATCGCGCATCCCGACATGCCGCCGGGCACGCTGTTCGCGCACTGCGCGAAACTGCCCGAATGGTATCAATCCAACGAAGTGCCGAACACCGCGGAGGTGATCACTCGCCGCGATTACTATCGCACCGATTGGCCGCTCCGCACGCGACGCCGTGAGTACGGCATCTACGCCGAAGAGGTGCTGGCGGTCTACGCGCAGTTTGCGCTGGGCATCATCACCAATATCGGAAACGGCTAAGTCGCGGAGGTTTTTTCCCTCTACCCCATCGGGGGAGAAGGCAGGGTGAGGGGGTGCTCAAGCAGCATCAAATCTCTCAAGCATTTTGCCTCGCATCGAGACCCCCTCACCCTAACCCTCTCCCCCGATGGGGTGGAGGGAAATCAATCGAGAGTCGGAATCCACAATGCCCCTGAACGATCTTTGTCAGCTGGCCGACGTCAAGCTTTGGCTCGGGCGGACGGATACGAATTCCGATTCGCTGCTCGCGAGCCTGATCACGCGGGCGAGCCGCGATATCTATTCCCATCTGCAGCGTCCGCAGCTTCTGCCACGTATCGTCTCCGAAATCCGCGACGGCAATGGCGGTACGTCGATGATCCTGAAGCAATGGCCGGTGATCTCGGTCGCTTCGGTTGTCGCGTGCGAAATGACAATCCCGCCTTGTTCCGCGGCTTTGGAATTCGGCACGGGCTATGTGTTCGAACAGTGGGACGGCGCGCCGCCGGGACGGCCGCAGGCATTGTCGCTCCGAGGTTATTCGTTTCCGACCGGCGCGCAGAGCGTGTCGTTCGCCTATCAAAGCGGCTATCAGGTTGCCGCAGAACCACAGACGGTTTCGGGCGGCACAGCGACTGTGAATGCGCCGTTCGGCGCCTGGGCGTCCGACAGCGGCGTCGCTTATGCGAGCGGCGGTGCGTTGCAGAATGTCGCGAGTGCACCGACCGTCGGTCAATATGCGCTCGGCGCGACACCGGGGATTTACGATTTCAACGCGGGCGATGATGGCGCATCCGTTCTGATTTCTTACGGCTTCATCCCATCAGACCTCGCAGACGCCTGCATCGAACTCGTGTCGGAACGCTTCAAATACTCCGAGCGCATCGGGGAGCGGACGCATTCGCTGGGCGGCAACGAGACGGTCGCCTTTGACACAACGCGTTTCACGCCGCTGATCGAGGCCATGCTGCGGCCTTACAAGAATCTGTTGCCGGTCTGAAGTCATGGATATCCAGGTCGATACGGGCTCCGCGACCGCGAAATTGGCCGCACTGCCGGACAAGGTGCGCGCCGGCGTGCGCGAAGCGGTTCAGGCAGGCGCTCTCAAATTGCTGTCGAAGGTCCAGCAGAAGGTTTCGGGCGATGTGCTGCAGGTTCGCAGCGGCGCGCTGTTGAACAGCCTGCGCGAGACTGGGCTTTCGGATTCGGGCGACACGCTCAGCGACGGCGTGACGACCGACGCTGCGCTCAAATACGCGCGTATCCAGGAATATGGCGGAAAGATCGAAGTGCCCGAGGTCGTGCCGGTCCATGCCCGCGCGCTCGCGTTCGAATATGGCGGGAAGGTCGTGTTTGCGATGAAAGCCGCTGCGCACGTTGTGGAAGTTCCGGAGCATTCCTTCATGCGGTCTTCGCTGGCAGAAATCGCGCCCGAGATCGTGGACAGCATTCGCAAAGTTGTCGCGGAGGCCGCAAATGGCTGAGCCCGGTTTCGTGCGCGAAGACATCTACGCGGCATTGTTTTCGCTGGTGAGCGCCTCCGCCGATTTCGAAACCGCGACGCGGCGGATCAAGGTCTATTCCGCCGTCGCATCCGGTCAGCAGCCGGCGCTGCTGCAGATCGAACTGGGCGAGAAGTGGATCGCGCCACCCGGTATGCCGCCCGTCGTCAGCTTGAGCTGTGCGATCTTCATCTATTGCGAACAGGCGGACCCCACCGCTGCCGTCTCGGGCATCCTCAATCCGCTGCTCGATGCGGTGACGAACGCGATCGCGGCCGATCCGTTTGCCGACGAATACCAGACACTCGGCGGCCTGGTCACGCATTGCCGCATCGCAGGCGACGTGAAAATCGCCGAAGGCCTCGGCGGTCAGTGCGAAGCGATCTTGCCGGTCGAAATCCTCGTCAATCATTGAACGGAGACACCCATGCCCAGCCAACAGGAAGTCGCCGATATGGTCGATGCGTGGTTCAACCAGAACTTCGCCTCCGGCCCCATCGCGCGCGACACAGATGCCTTCAACCAGGCCTTCCAGGCCAAGGACGATTTGAAGAAGCGCTTCGCCGCGCTTGAAACCGCTCTCACCACTTCGAAGGAGTAACGCCATGACTGCACCTCTCAACGGCAAGAAATTGTTCGGCGCGGGCCAGGCCTTCGCCACGCTCAACGCGAGCAACCCCACGCCCATCCGTTTCGGGCTGGTCCAGGATCAATCGATCACGTTCAAGCGGGGCGCCAAGGAAATCTACGGCCCCAACCAGCTCGCGGCCGATGTGTCCAGCGGCGAGATGAGCGTGACCGGCAAGGTGACGACCGGCACGACCAATGCCCGCATTTTCACCGATCT